GAGCTAGTTTCTCCTACGCCCTCAACATCTTTCCATCGCGGCCTGTGTTTGTCATCTGCAATGTCAGCGCCTACTTCTGTATACCAATCTTCGCCAGTCTCAAACAGCCACCGACCTATACCCTCATGCTCAAACCCTTCAGGGTCAAGAAGTTGCTTCCCTGTTTTCATCATGTATGAAGCTGCAAGATGTTGAAGGTTCTTGTAACCTCCATGGAAAGCTTCTGCAAGACTTCTTTCTTCTGAACTTACATTTGTAGTATCCAATGCTTGATTCAATTGATCAACTGGAGTATCCCACCTAGTTACAGCAGGGTAATCAAATAGATAAATTTTTTGCTCTTGATTGTCAGCCATAGATTATCTTCCTAGCAATCCTTCGCCACGCATACCAGTTCTTTCTTCGTCCGCCGCACTCCATAACATAGAAGGAGTAACACGCTTGTTGATTAGCCCCTTGATATCTCCAGACCTTTCTTCCATGGTCATGGTATCTGTTACTTTATTTTCCCCCACCGTTCTACCCCCTCTTTTCTGGTTAGGTCCCGGCAAACTAGGATATTTCTTTATTAGATTTGTCCAAAATTCAGCTGGAGTAATTTCTTCCGTAACGAGCTTCATCAAACCAGCGTCTATAAGCGTAAAATTAAACATCTCATCTTGGAATTCTGGAGTAAATGATTGGTCCATTAACCATTTCTTATCCCTACCAAGATACTTTCTTGTCAAGCTGAGCATATGAGGGACATCCATTTGGTACATGCCAAGATTCTTTTCTTCTCCATACACCTTAGCATTTTGCCCTACAGTTCTTTGTGTAACAGCTCTGTCGCTTTCTTCTTGTTTCATTCCCGGAGAGAATCCAACTGCATTATAATCGCCACCACTTTCAGCTTCACTTACCAGTTGTGTTGTATATTGTATAACTCTAGCAGCTCTATGTTCGGTAGCTGTCATATGCCCAACTGGCTCACCCGCCCCTTCCATTCTGTCTCTGGCCTGCTGCACTATATTCCTCTTGACTGTTTCAGGTATAGAAGGGTCTTTAAGTCTGTTATACTGAATTTCATCAAGCCATCCTTCAGCTCTTAAATTCATTAAAGCATCTGAGTCAGCATCAATCTGGCCTACTGCTGGGCTTTTAAATGGGCCGCGGTACGCACCGCTCCCATATTGCGGGCTTGTAGCGTGTGGAATCCTTTCCATTTCCGGCCCTGTCATCCTTTCCAGACCCGGCATTCTAGAGGTTCCTTGATCTCCTGCCGCACCCGTAGCTACATCTATAGCAGCGCCACCTACTCCTAACCCTGTTGTTATTACTTTATCTGCACCTTCTGATATTATTTTTAGAGCACCAATGATCTCTAGTGCTTTCTCATCTCCAGCCGCAGCCTCTTCCATAAGTGCAAGACCATGCTCTTTCGCCTCCGCAAAGAAACCATACCCTAACAAAGCAAGACCTGTTCCAATTTTTGCTATACTGCCGAATGGAATTTTTCTAAACCTATCTTCTTTATATAAACTTAGTCCACCCCTTTTTCCTTTTGCTTCACGGGCTTTGGTTTTCTTAGCTGTTGAAATCTTGTTTTTTAGAGCGGTTAGTTTCTGCTCATCTTTTTTAGTCCATGTACCATACTTCTTGGGACTCTTTTTGGCAGCCGCCCTTTCTCTTAATAATGCTTTTAGCTCTTTTTGGTCTGGCGAAAGGAAGGCATCTCTGATTGCATCATACCCCTGATATAATAAGTAAGAACCACCAGCAGCTCCAGACAATTCATCTAGATATTTTTTGTTATCTTTTATCGTGGCTGCAATAAGTCTATAAAATTCGTCTATTGGGATTTTCTTCATCCAGTTGCGCGCCTCGTATCGACGCCTATCCCCACGCAACTCTGCAGGAACATTAGTTCGTGGGCCGGGAGCCCATCTTTCGTCAGACACTTCGGCTAGCGCAGCTTCCTCTGAAATATCCCTAGGAACCACCCCATACTGTGGATCAAACTCTCCATATTCTTGAGGCCACTCTAGCGGAGCATCCTCATCTGGATGCAGATAATCCCACTGCTGAAGACCAGATACATTTCGCGCAAGAATGGCTTGTTGGGCTCTTTTGTCCCATCCTTTTTGTAGTAATCCTCGATCCCAAGCATCTTCCTCTGGTGATAGCTCGTCAAAATGTTGGAAATTAGGATAGAGAATAGGCGGTACAGTTTGCGGAGAAGTTTGGCCAGCTTCATATTCCTGCTCCCATAAACGAGGAGTTTGACCAGCTTCATATTCCTGTGTCCATAAGGTATCAGCATCTTTAGTATCACCCGGTATAATCTCGTATTCTTGTAAGAATTGTTTACCCCACTCAAACCCTTTTAAATAATCAATCAGCCAGCGATCTATGTTTTTATCAAGATCGTTATCCTTTTTCCTTTTCAAAACACCAGCGAGTTTATCCCTTCCACTACTACCCTGCCCACCTATAGCAAATTTAACAACATCTTGAACTATCTTTTCTCTCTCTTCGGCTACAAGGTTTTTCTTTCTTAGTTTTTCTACTTGTCGATCTATTGCAAGGTACTCATCAGCTACGCTTGATCCAGCAGCAGGGGATACAGCTGATGGGGTAACTGTAGTAGCAGGTGTATCGGTTGCAGCTCCTTCAGTAACGGCCTCTACTGCAGCAGATTTTTTTAAAGACTCCGTAAGTGCTGCAGTAGTTGGAATAGTTTTCCCACTCCATAACTTGTTTGCTTCTGGTATAGACCCGCCATATCCTACAAGTCTTGACCACCCGCTATAGAATGCCTGCCTTTTCTCCTCCTTCCTTATGATATTATCTTTTAAATTTTGTATATGAGCAGCAAGCTCCTCTTTGCTGCCCATGCCTATTCTGGTTAAGGTGGTTGCAAGTGCGCTACCACCCGCTTGATACGCGGTAGTAGCACCTTTTAACGAGTTATAAAGTGCCTTAATATCTTGATTCAAAGAACCTACCATACTTTTAATGATATCTATTTTCTGCGTATGGGCTGTTGCTGCAACTCCATGCAATCTTAGCTTTTCTTTTCTGGCTTCTGTTCTTTTGTCAACGAATTCATTCAAAGCAAATGAGAACGCAGCCCCTTTTAGGAAGTCTGCTTCTTTATCAAGCCTAGCTTGGGCGTTAGCAAAAAACTTTTGAGTAGCTTCAAATGCCATTATGCAATATCCTGCTGAGGAACAGAGGCCCCGAGAAGACCTCTAGGTTGCTGTTGGAGTGGTTGTTCTTGTGGTAAGGTTGGAGGTTGTGGCGATTGCATCTGTCCCAGAGGTGCTGGGGGTGGTGAGATATCAGCTAACGCAGCAGCATTTTTCTCGTTGGCCTGCAAGCTGCGGATTATATCCTGAGTCATCTTGATCTGCTGCTCTTTTCCAAAGTCTGGGTCTCCAAGATTAGAGTATGAATCAAGGGCAGACATTAATGATATCATTCTTTCTTTTTTGTTTGGCTGAAGCTTGCCAACTCTAAAAACTGCTTCATTACCGCTAGACAAAAGAGCTGGTATAGCGTTGTAGTTGGTTGGGATTTCGGTTTCTCTAATTGCATCTAATTCATCCTTGGTTATAGGCGCAACTATAGCTCCTACTTCTACATAAGGATCTCTAGAATTAGTTAGTCTGTCAGCTATAATATCCTTAGACTGGTTTACTTCATCTTTTATAAATTTAGCTACAGCTTTTGCAGTCTCTATCTCTGATGGGTCAACCACTGTCTGAGCAACGCTATTCCCAGCTGCGCCAAGCGGGGTTTCTACAGACTCACTTACGGTTACTTCCTCGCCAAATGGAGATGCCTGTTCTGTGGCAACAACATCAGCCATTGCGTTTGGAGATGGGTCAGGAAGAGCTTGAGGACTTCTAGGATATTTAATAGCCATTATGATAACAACCCAAAGGCAGTATTTTCGCCCCCTAAAACTGTCCTACGTAATGGTGCTACTTTCCCCTGAGCCTTATAAGCCGCCACTAAATCGAAAGGAGCCCCCTCTCCGGGCTTATCGCTGTGAGATGTTCCAAGGTGCCTTCCACCTTTTTCTTTAAGCTTTAACACATTCTTCGCTAAATCACGATCTCTTTTTTCTCCATATAGGTCGGCTAGGTCTCCACCAACTGCAGCCCAAAGCCCTGCTTTTTCATACGGAGTCATAGGCTGCTTGCCGGGATTAAGCCACCCTCCCGGGGAGAAAGCGCTTTTAAAAAAACTATTTGCATCCATATTATAGAATGTATCTGGCCAACCGTATGTAGAAGGAACTTCTCCCGACCCCATTTCAAAATAATTAGAAGAGGAAAGCATTTTTTTACCTGCGTCGCCCTGCCTAAAGCCGTTCATGAATACTGCTTGCGCCCCATCTGCGGCAGATCCACCACCCCCACTACCAAGAGCGGAGAAAAAAGCACCCACTATGCTTCCTAGCCCGCTAGCTGCGCCGCTAAGTATACTTGTCCAGTCCATAGTTCTATCTCCTGTTATATCCTAAATAAATCATACTGCATCAAAGGCCCAAGAGAGCCCATAGCTATATTAGCAGCATTAGCTGACATATCAGCTGTTGTCATTATATCCGAATACGCTGCAATCATTGTTCTCCAATTGGCTGCGTTTGCTGCCAAGGAAGATAGCTCAAGTTGAATGCTTCCCTTCAGTCTTGTATCGAATTCACTTATGTAGGCTTTGTTGATCAACTGAATAAACTCATTAGCATATCCTTGATTAACTAACTGTTGATGCTGGTATGTTTTTGCATCAGCTTGAACAATAGGTATAGCAATCTTCATTATTTGATTCATTACGATGCCTTGGGTTATCGAGCTGTCTAAAGGAATACCCATAGAGTTTGCCACTTGCAATCCTAAAGTTCTAGCGCTTTTCCATAGAGGAGTATTGGTTTGTAATAAATCGGCAAGTCTGTTTTGAATAAATGCGGAATCATTAACAGTATTAAACAGCGGGGCTGTTGGACCGCTGAAGAATGCTCCTCCTCCAGAGGTAGTTCCTCCAGCACCATGTGTAGGAACCCCTGTTGTAGTAGCTTCATAGGTTCCTCTAAGGCCATCACCATCCCTAGGGCCTAGCAATGCATCGAGGAATGGATTATCTAGCTTTTGACCCGGCATTAGCATACCAGTGAAATCTCCACCACGGTCAGTATACATAGAGCCTCGTGGTCGATCCATGATCTCACCACCCTTTATATATCTACCATGCCAATACTCAGGTAAAGAGCCCATCGGCCCTCCTCTTATCGGGTCATGCCCTTCTTTTACCGCTTCGGGATTCACAACCTTACCTTTGTATTCTGTTCCGCCTCTGTAGATTGATGCTAATCTTATAGGTTTTTCTGCTCCGGCGTTGTCTGTCGGGTCAGTTCCAGAAGCTTTAGCATAGTTTGTTCCAGAGAAAGCCTTTACCCCACCCGCTGTTGCAGCTAAAGCTGTTGCCTCTGCCCCTTCCTTCTCAAGATTGGGAATCCATATACCAGTCTCACCAGTCGCTGCTGTTTTCCCCTCATTGAAAAATTGATTTACACTACCCCAATAATCAGGATTAGTATTGGTATAGTCAATTGCCTTTTCGCCAGTATAGCTACTTGCCATAATATTACCTTCTTACTCCGCGTGGAGAATAATCTACAACAGCGCCTTGCAATGTTATAGGTTTATCGTAAGTTGTTTCATTCTTTATAAGTAGGCCCATATTTTGACCTAAGCCATTTATTTTTATTCGCTCTGATGCAACAACAGTGACGCCTAAAGCATCATTGCTAACATCATCTACATTCCAGTCATCTGCTGTAACAGAAATAGGATATGTATTTGATATAGGAATACTTCTAGGAGAATACATACCCCCAAAATCATAATCAGGAGCTACTGTTAAATCTGTAGATGTATCTGCATTCATTTCAAGATTAACCTGCCTAAATCTCTTTTGATTACCGGGATTGCCATAATTGTAATATGCTGTGCGTATGAAGGATGGCACTGAACTTCCATCAAAACTCGTTCCTGAATCAATTCTACGAACATAGCCGTCATCAAAGCCGCCATAAAGAACTTCAAATCCGTTGGAATCTTCCGACGAACAGCAACATACTATCTGATCCTTCAATGTAAACGGCATGATGCCTCTATTTTTCCTATTAAGGAAAGTCATAACCACACCAGTTTTATCATCAAAAAATAATCTATACTGATTCTTTGCTCTCACCCTTAAAGATGCGACTGTATTGTCTTTCTTCTTCTGTATTAAAGGATCAATCTTATCGGAAGCAACCGCTGATTGAAAATCTCCGAAGTATTGCACTGTGAAAATAGATGTTAGTCCTCGGTCATCTAAGAAAAATGTTTGATCCATCTTCTGAAGGCTGTAAGGTATAGCACCAGTTCCAGCATGGAACCTCCTTAACTGCCAGTCTGCTGAGGAAGTGCCATAAAGCATATAGCAATCATTCCTTGTGAACACAGATAGCACATCATTTATCTCTACTCCAAAACCACTGACAACATCGCCAAGACCTAACTCTGCAGCCCCAGTGACAACACTCCATTTATTAGGCTCACCTATACTTGAGTGTTGTATTGATGCATCGGCATAAGAATAGAACAAATGCCTTACGTGAGCTATGACATGTTCGGGCTTGTCTACATCCTTTCCTGTGTAATTCTTTACAAAGGTAGTTCCATCAAAAAAGAATCCATTGTCTACAGTATTTACCCCATACATGGAATCTGTTTTAGTATCCCCTAGGAAGTTATAACTCACAAATTCATACTTTCCATCAGGAGCTAAGGACTGAGAGTATGTTGCTCCATCAGCCACAGCTATTTTCACTTCAGTTGGCTGAGCCGGAGAAGATACTATCTGAGCTCTTTTATTTCCACCGACGGTTATGTCTTCAGAGGCTGTCCAAGTTCCTGTATTATTCTTTACAGATATGTAGCCTACTGCATTAGATGAGGTCCATGTACCAGTGACTATTGTAACGCTCGTAACTACCGCCTCTTTAGAAGAAGAAGCACCTTTTAACTTATCCCCTGCAGATATCTCTACAGATCCTGTATCAAACGATATCAAAGGCATTTGAAGATCTTCGTCATCTTGAAATGTCCCAGTAATATTATCCAGAATCATAGCACCTTGAGCTCCAGTCTCCCATAACCCATGATATGAGATGCCCATCAAGTCTGCTTCTGCCCCACTAGTACCGCCCTTTATGGTTGTTGGAGTTCCTATATTTCCGGGAACAGGCTCTCCATTTAATGTAGTACCATCAAAATTTAAAGCTGTTCCAAGGCCTACTTCTACCCAACCAGTAGATGTAGCTTTATACATTCCAGCGGTGGCACCGCCAGCCTTATTCCTAAAGGCATAAGTTATACCTTCGTGAACCCATACACCATTTACGCTCCCTTCTCCGGGAACAGCCCCTATAAGCTTTCTTTGATCCTCTATAAGGGTCTGTAGTTCAGGCAGCAAAGAAGCATCTATACTAGAATCCCGCTCCTCTGGAGGGCCGTGTGCAAAAGAAGATGCATAAAGCCCCATTATCCAACCCTAAATACTGACAGTTGACCATAATGCATTTGAAAGTTTTCTGAATTACTACCATGACCGTTCTTGACTTGAGCAAGAATATCTGTATATGTAGTATGACCAGTAGTATCAATTATTCCAGAAGCGGATGCCATGTTATCTAACGTAGCCGCCACCTTTTGAACTGCAGCATCATAACCGGGATAAACAACACTACCGCCAGTATCCTGAGTAGCAATTCTGAATGTCCATATAACAGTATCCGTTCCAGTCTGAGCAAAACTTACACCCAGATTGACCATAAAAAATCCTTTATCATACACCCTGATTCTGTCATTAGCGAAATCAGCATCACTTCCTACAAGTGTAGCAGCGACAGTAGCTGTGTCGTCAGGCCCATTAGCCCCGACTGAATCAGCATTCCAATCTATAGTTGCTGTTGCTCCTGATGCTACCGCTTGACTAGCTGGTGTCCCTGCTGGCGAATATATAGTTGCATATCCCCCCATTCCAGATTCAACAAATTGCCTAACCATCTGAGCAGTAATAGCACCAGTAGTGTTATCTGCAAAGCTAGTGCCGGTTAAAACTGACCTTTCTTTTCTTAGTACTGTTGGTGTTCCCATTTATGTAAACTCCACATCGAAGTCGCCTCCATAGGCGCTGTCTTTGTTTAAAAAATATAATTTCTCTCCGTCTTGGAAAGTCCCACTTGTCACAACAAAATATACATAACCTTCTGCATCATCTGTGGGAAAAGTCCCAGCATTGGCATCCCCAGTTATATCCTCTACACTTACAACAAGTACAGTTCCTGTTGCTCCTGTTGTCTCTCCCTTTACCATATCACCAGAAGAGGGTGCGTTACGAAAAAATGCAGTTCCGTAAGCGCTAGAAAATGTTGGGTATGTAACACTACCAGTAGTGAATGGAATTCTGTAATACGGTTCTATTGCTGATGGTAATGTCTGCCCATCAAATCTTTCGTAGCCATCAGTCCTCTTGTATCTTCCCCTTAAATCAACCTCAAAGTTATTAGCTGCAACCAACTCTCCGGGCTTTAATGACATTACCGGATCAACTATATTCAACCCACCTTCAAACGGGAAGTATACAGAAGTTAAGTTGCTAGAAGATATCCTCCTATTTCTTAGTCGAGTCATTCAGGAACAACCGTAAAATTAAAAAGATCTTGCGCTTTAGAAAATCTCCTGTTCTTTTGAGATGGCAATTGATCAGCCTCAAGTTTATCTAAAAGATCTTCAAACTCAACTAATGATCCAGCAAGGATTTCAGGAGCATCTTCATTTTCAGCGTAATACATCTTAGCCCTTGCTACTATTATCTTATGGAATCTTGGGGGTATTTCAGATACTTGAGCATCAGTAGACAATTCTGTAGGTACTTTCCAATACTGCCCATACACAGATGTATTGGAGTTTGGCGTTGGATATAAGTCTAATACATTATCAGGTTTTACAGAAAAAACCTCTGGGACGCTACTGTCTACAGTACCTATCTTGTACATATCAAAGTACTCGCCCCACTCCATATACTCTAATTGCTGATTATCATCACTAGTAAGATCCCATATAATCTTATCTATATTCCAGCTTGCAAGATCAGAGGGGGATGTTAGAGTAGATGTACCAGAAGAAGATGTCATAGTAACTTCTTTCCATAAGAAATTCCAATCGAACCACCTTCGTTGAATATCAAGATCCGCTTCTTTAACATACCGAACAACAGAATTCTCTTCCTCGCTTAATGATGTAGATGAAACACTAGACGGCCCGCTTCCGGGAATTCCAATATCTCTTGCCATGTTCTGGCATAATGTTAAATAAGTACTCATCTAAGATGTCTCTCAATATCGTTATAAACTTTTTCAGGAAGTATGTTGGCAGCGCAAAGAGCTCCACCTGTTCTTAAATCCCTATTGCAAGTATCAAATCCAAAGTGCATTTTATGGCACGGGAAACAAGGACAATCATCAGGCTCAAAGGCAGTGGTGTTTGTCCAATGTTTTGTCATGTTCTCCTCGGAAGAGTGAGACAAAAATATAGACTTATGTGCATCTGTAAAAGATGCTGCATTTAAAACCCCTGTCTCCGGGCCTACTACAACATTACAAACATCCAACAAAGCAAGGGTGTTTCTTATACTAAGCTTACCGGACTTTGTAATAACCCGCCTTTCTTTTTCCCACCCTATCTCAAGCATTTGGCAAGCTTCGTCACCCACAGTAACAAAAGAAATATCGTCACGCTCAGATATAAACTTTGCAATAATAGAATCAGCCCAAGGATAAACCTTATGCACTGAAGACCCAGAAAGAACCCACATAACTAAATTTTTACTTTTTACTCTTCTCTTAAAATCTTTAGCGAACTTCTTTTCAGAGTTACTTGGAAAGAATTTAGGCTTAAATAAAGACCCACTTTCGTCTTCATATGGGACTCCAGCTAGGTCATGTGTTCTTTCCAGATAATTCACATTACATAAATTATGTATAAAAGCCTTATCCTTATAGTAATTTGGATTAGCCTCTATAAAAGCTTTCTTGCCATCTATCTTCACAGAGTGCCTAGGCATAAACAAGAGGGTTTGCTCTATTGATTCAGATAATTGAACAAACTTATCGAAGCATTTAGACATCCGCTCCCAGTACTCAGACAATCTAGTGTTTGGTATCTGATCCGTTTGTTGTATTATAACCTCGTCAACATTAGGATCACTCTTTACAATGTCCATGCCTCTTTCAGAAACATTAACACATACTCTATAACCTCTTTCTTTGAACCACGGAAATAAAGATGATGTGATTATCATATCACCCCAAGCCCCGTACCTCACAATACAAACAGTCTTTTCTTCTCTTTCTCCTCCAAAGTCATCTAGGATTAAATCTTCAATACTCTTCTTCGGAATTTTAATTACCCTCAAATCAGCTCCCCTGCTGTCATCAGCTCATAATGCACTCCACCTTAAAAGAAAAAGTCTGGTGAATTATATATCATACTACCATTTACCCTTACATCATTGTTGGTTTTCATCTGGGCATTACGATACTCAATCGCTCTTCCATCAGCTGGAAACAATTGACTGCCGCTAGTGTACCCTTTGTTCTTAGGCTCTGTATATCCATACCCTTCAACAGGCGTCTGTAAAGCTCCGCCCATATAAAAAGTAACAGAGTCAAGCATTTTCTTAGGCATATCACCTCCAAGGATCAGGGGGGATTTCTCCCCCCATCTCCAATTTACATTATGCGAATTCGAACTTACCTTTCGGCGTTGAAACGCTCTTATGCACAACACCAATGGGCATCTGATTTGGTCCATGACTATCCAACGCCAATTGCTTGGTGTCTTCAGTAGACTTTTCCAAAAAAGACATACCATTCTCAGGAACCTTACCCTGAGCCGAGTGCTTTTTATCTGCCATCTTAATCCTCCTTAATACCATTCAACAACAACATAGGTATATCCTTGCCCGGTCACACTGGAAGCGTCGGTCCCAGCAACTGGGAGACACTCGATCTGAGTATCGGCAGGAATAGCCTGTGCAATAATAGCATTCGTATCATTTTGGATATTGAATGTATCTGTTATAGCGGTACCATCCGTAATATTGAGTTTACAATAAGCATCTGGGTCACTACTCGTTCCGACATTAAAACATGCCTCTAAAGTATCGCAAGCGAAAGTCTCGGTAACCTCAATACCAATATCAACAATCATACCCTTCTTACCCGTTGGTCCCTTAAATGAGTAGGCAGTTGGTGTGCCTCCCAAGTCTTGAACATCACCGGACTGGATTCGCGTAGTTATAGGATTTGAATAACTCATAATGTGCCTCCTAAGCTGCGCTATCCCAAATCACAATTCGTGACTGGGCTGCTTGTGTGTGAACAATGCCGAAACCGCCTAGATAATACCACGCTATGCCACGGTCCCTTCCGAAATCTCCGGGGATCTTCCCTCGAATCTCTTCAGGAACAGCAACTGCTTCAGCTACCGTATCTTCGCCAAAGAAAACAGCCCAATCAGACAGACCGTTAGTCCACGCAGAAGAAGCAGTACCAATAGAAGCTTTCGCTTTATGGGTCTGCTCAACAAAACGTACACCATCGTAACGTCCAATTTCACCATTCATAATCATTTGGAAGCCTTGATCAATATACTGCTTGATGTCTTCCAGATTATTCTTTAGCGTCCTCCACGTTGACGGCCATGCAATTGCGTAATAATCATCGCCCGAATAGGCGGGAATGTTACGTTCTTTCATGGTATCTACGATCAACTTAACATGCTCTTTCTGTAAAGCAATGTTGTTATTAACCGTAGCAGTTCCATTCGTGGTTAACGTTAGAGCCGTGGTGGAGTTACCCCCAGTCGGCACAACACGCAATGCAGCAGCATCAAATTGAGTCGCAGCAAGATTGTCAAACGCTTTTTTCGCATCAGTTTTTAATACTTTCCTTACCACTTCTGACACAGGTTGCTCAGATAGATCATCCAACTTACCAGTCCACGGAACGGAGTTACCCGCTTCGGTGATGGTCATGGTGCCCTGAGAAATCGTGAACGAAGTTTCTGGGATAGTATTGGTCTCGGTCAACGTTGTTCCCTGCGTAGAAACATCGCTATACACGTTCCAGTGGAATGTATCGCCTCTATGCAAACCCTGATGGGCTGCATCTTTAACATCACAAAACTGCCTGAACTTGACGATAGGCTGAACAGCCATACGCAGTTGTCGGCTTAAGTTGTCGGCGTACATATAACCACCAGAAGTGCTAACTGACCATACTTGTCCAGCCATATTTACTTCTCCTGTTAATTATATTTGCCCGCGCTGTCTCTTCATTTCATCTATAATCTGGGATGGAGTTTGAGGCTCCATATCCTGATCGCCAGAAGAAGATGCAGCACTGACTGCCCTAGGATGTTTCACAATATTCTTTTTGCGAGTGATCCTAGCATCTTTTGGATTAGCTAAATTACTAATCCAATTTCTAGTATAATCTGCCGCTGCTTCGATAACTTGTTTAGGTGTCCATTCAGGATTTTCCTGCATTAGGGTAACCGTTCTATTATCTGCTACAGCACGTAGCTCAGGCGTTTCTGCAATGTCCTTATGATTTTCGTTGAACCATCCAACTGCATCATCTAAGTCCATGTTATACTTTGCCTGCTCATGACGTTCCTGTGCGGCTCGTCTACTAGCAAAAGCTCTTTCCAAAGCTTGATTAACAACCTCTTCCACATTCTGGGTAGCATGTTCGCGCCCATTTGTCAAGGTCTTTAGCAACGATGCAGCCTTCTCTGAATCATCTTCATACAAGGCTTCATGATATTGCTCTATAATACTGGCATCATTATTGTTTTCAGGCACGTCAGAAGGTGGTGCTTGTTTTTGTTGGTTCTCATGTAAATGCCTAACATAAGAATTCAATTGCTCCTCTCTAAGCTTTAACTGCCTTGAGAGTTGCGCGGCTTCTTCAAACCTCTTTTGAGAAGCCTTATCTTTTTGGTGAGATGATTTTAAGTCATCAAATGGTACATTCAATTCTTGGCCATCTACTTTTATAGTAGCAACCCATTGCTCCCCATTATAATTTAATGGGGAATCATCACTCCTAACATCTGGTATAGTAATTTCTTCTGTAGCTTCAAGCTCCTCTCCTATTTCTTCTGATAACTCTTCCCTTCTGCTATCAATTATAGCTTGCATGGCAAGCTCTCTAGGGCTGGAAACTTTACTATCTACTACCTCTTCACTTACAACATCTTCTATCGCATCCTCTTGGGGGGTAGCGTCCTCTTGTGACATCTTATTCTCCTATGGTTCTAAATCACTGGATCTTTTATATTTCGCAAGAGTCTCCGCATTATCACCGTCCGCGATTACACCATCTAACCATCTTAGCATCTTCAAAGGGGTAGCGAGATTGTTAGAGATTCCGCGATATTTGGACAGCTCTTGTTCTTGAGAGCCAGTCCATCCATCCATTATCATTTTTTGCAGTTCATGTATTCCAGATCTATAGTCGCTAACTGCACGAGAAACTATAGCCTTACCAGTTGCCGAAGAAATAAACTCTTTTGTTTTTTCACCAACTCGTACTCTTTTTACTAACTCATCTATACCTATTTCATTAGGATCATAAAATTCCATATTCTATCCCACAGCATAAGGTACCATATTATAATCATCTCTAGCCATGATGCCTACTTTACCTTCTTGTGTCATATCAGAAGGATTGATAGCACTCTCTGCTATTTCAGCCTGTCGCTCTATCTCTTGATCGGCTATCTGATTTATTAGGGCCTCTCGCTGCAATAATAATTCATCCTTTCTTGTTTTTACATCAGCCTTTTTGAGCTGCAAGTCTATATACTCAAGCTGCGCTTTTATCTGCGCTATCCTTAGATCTGTCGCAGACTTCATTGAGGCAGCTTGCAGATTAGCTTCTTGCTTCATTTGCTCAACTTGCATTCTTCCTTGTATCTTCTGTTGATCAGACTCAATAACAGCTTGCATTTGCTCAAGTTGTTGCATAAGCTCCTGAAGTCTTGGGTCTTCATCGAAAGACACAAACCTTGAACCATCCTTAAATCCTAATTGCCCGAATACCTCTTTTGCTATTTCAGGCAAGTTAAGCCTTTCGGCAACTCCGGGAATATTAGACAATGTAGCAATTGCCGCCATTAAGTTTTGGACCTTAGTCAACGGGTTAGTAGCATTCAAACCAACATTAACTTTCAATAGAACCTCTTCCCTCAATAAGTTATCTAAATTCTCATCGACTTTAAACCCTAACTTACTTTCAGCCATGTCTCCAGCAACCGATAAAACTATCTCATCTGTTTCATAGTACTGCTCTAATCTTATTAATTGCTTTAGGACTCTCTCAACCCATGTCTCCGAAAAGGTTCTTAAAACATACTCAGTTACTGTACTGCTATTCCCAGCAAGCAATGCCATTCCGCCTACTGTTTCGTTTAGATTCCTAGCTCCTTGGACTGTTGACGTAGAAAAGTTGCCCTGCAACTCATCAAAGTCCATATTGATTCTATCTTGCTCTGCATAAGCGGATGCAGTTACATCTCTTGTTTCTATAACCCTTACATCAGTGTCTGGGTCATCCATCTCAACAGCCCCACCCGGCACCGACCTAAATAAGGCATCTAAATCTATATTTCTATCTCTTCGTATATGATACCTTTTATTCATTGCAAGCCGAACATTATCGAATCTTTGATTCCATATGTCGTTAGCAGCTGCTTGCAACTCCTGCGTCATCTCTACTGTCCCAGAAGGATAAAGCTTATGAGCCTCTAAGTTTACCGCACCCATTACATAAGGTCTTTCTCCCGGCCTTAGCCATGGATACATTTCAAGTAATGGCTTAGCATCTGTAAGCATATAATCAGTACCTGCTGTGAAGTAGCACCAATCATTTCCTTCCTTATTTATTATTATCTTATGAATCCATACTATCTTATGATCTTGTATTTCTCCAAACCCAGCATCTGTATCTAAAGGATCCATTCTAGGCTCATCTCTAACAAGTCTAGTTGTATTATCATCTTCTGCAGTTGTGGTAGATAATAACTGCTCAACAGTTAAAGTGTGCCATTCGCCATCATTCATCTTAGCCAAAACATCTTGAACATACATTGGTATTAAATGAACTATGTATGGAGTTGACCCAACAGGATCTGCCCAATCAGCAGCTGGATCAATTCTGAAATTCTCAGGAGATATAAGCTCAATAGACGGCCTATCCGTCAAAGCAGTTTTTTGCTTAATCTCAGTAGCTCTTCCTTCTTCATCGAGTATAGGGTTGTTTACTTCATCGACTTCAGTGTATATCTGCTCTTGCTCCTCAAAATCCCAATACTGATGAGATACACAAACCCCTTGCACTGCAGCATCTTGCAATGCAGAAGACATAGTTTGAAACCATGGAATAGTATTTGTTAATCTATATTGCACCAATGACTGAGCCACTACTGCGGCAGCAGCCTGCTCTGGAGAGTTAGGGTTTCTAGGCTGTATACTAACTACATCTTCATTGGAGAAAAAAGCTATAGCCATAGCTGCCTGTAAGTTCCTTACAGCTGTTCTAGTCTTTGGCCTAAATAACTTTGATCTTTTATCATAAGCAGCAGAATGATACTTAGAACCAGACGGGTGTTTACTATTAAATAAAGATAAACTTTTTTCCCACTGGTACCTTAGATTTGCATCCACCCATTCAGATGAGCTTTCGTATGACTGCCTAGCTATTCTTAACCAGAAGTCTTCAACCTGACCGCCTTCTTCTGGTGGTATATCGCCTGCTCCCTCTAACGAAGGCTGTGGATTTACTAGTGACATTAACTTCTATCTCCGCTTAACCGCCCCTTATTATCCATAGTCAGATCATTGTACTTTGTATTGTTAAATCTTCCCCTGTTCTGATTGTATCTTTCAAGTATCTCGCCACCAGCCCTCACGACAGATTTATAATCATTATCAATTTTATCCTCATGCAAAATAAATCCCCAGTTGCCGGATAGCAGCATTGACTTCACAGTAACAAGTCCGTGATCTACATGAACAGCCCAAAGCCATCCCGGATATTTTTTTTCTAAAGTCTCAGCCACATTTTTAGCTCTTAAATGATCGCCTAACTTAAATTGCTCAGCTCTTTCTACTTCCATTATTTCTCTTCTTCTGAGGGCTGTAAAATGATTTACCGTTAAAAGTATAAGATGGTACCGGAGCTGTGCTATTAGGATCAGCTTTTTTTACTAATTCAGCCCATGAAAATTCAGTTTGTTTTGTCATGTTATATATATCGGAGGCAAGAATTTTGGTGCCTTCTCCGCTCGTGATGGAGCAAGTGGTATCAATGTTAAAACTCCTGTAGCAATGTTAAAGCTAAATGTCTGACTTGCATGAGGCTCGTACCCTATGCTATCCCAAGTGCTTGTAGCTGCATCCCATGTTCCAACATAACCATCCCAGTCGTTAGCGACTATCGTAACAACGCCAACACCCGGACTTATGAGTATGTTTTCTGATGGATCATATACTGCTGGGACAAAACCTGTAAGAGTTAGACTAGCTGTACCCGGAACATCTTTAAATACTACATCAGAACTAGGTACTAATCCGCCTAATATTAAACTGGCAACCGCTGGAGATTTAAATACACCTTCAGCGTCGCTAACAGCATACCCTGTGAGCGTTAGTGTTCCAACGCCCGGAGTAAAGCCTACATCATCCCACTTTCCTACCCATGCATTCCATGACCCACTGGCAGAATTCCAAGCAACATTGGCCCCAGCCATTTAATTAGATTCCGAAAGCTGCTGAAATCTCTTCTAAGTCTAGACCTAATGCAGCTAACTTCTCTTTAGCGCTTGCTAACTTAGCAGCACGAGCAACTTCTTCAGCAGAAGGCTCAGGAACTGGGGGCTCGACAAATGAAAAAACATTTCCATCCCAGCTTCCGCCAATCCTAGCGTCGCTAGTAGCCTTGACCACATCGGCCCCATCCATTTCAAATCCAACATCTTCGTCCACCACAATCATATTTGTTACTGTTCCGCTTTCAACTACTGCGTAATTTGCATGTGCCATCAATATCTCCTATAGTCCAAATTCGTCTTTAACTTCTTCTGTGTTAAGCCCGTAGCTCATTATGCATACTCCCAAATCACTATAATTCCATCCTTGCCGGGTATACCATTTGTATTAGTCCCAGAACCACTTGCTGAACCAGTACCATAACCTGTCCCGGGGTTTGGGTCTGGTCTACCGCCCCAACCATATTGAGAATCACCACCTGAATTCACGTTATACCCCCCGCATCCTGCTAAATTTATATCGCCAGTAGTTGGCGCTGCTCCACCAGCGCCGGGAGTATAAGTGTTATATGTGCCACCCACTCCACCAAAAGTTGCAACAGTTGTAAATGACCCGCTTCCAGTGGCCTTTGCAAATGAAGACGCGCCTCCAGTAGCACCCGCTTCAGAACCGGCATAACTTGCAGCGGCTCCTGCCGCACCAACAGTTGGAGTACATGTAGTTATAACAGCTCTATCAGTTCCTATATCCAAAACCTTCAACGCATACGAGCCTGCACCGCCAGCACCACCAGAAGTACCCGCCGCTCCACATGAACCAGAGCCTCCCCCTGCAGACAATACCTCTACAATAATCTTAGAAACAGTTGCACTGCCTTCATCACCAGCAGTTCCATTTGTAGTATTACCCGGAGTGTAAGTGCCTGTTGCTGTGTAAACTACCACACCAAGAAATCCAGTTTCAGTAACTGTAGCGAAACTGAGGGCTTTTGATCCATCAGTTTTTATAAACTGCCCTGCACTTCCGTCTGCAGTTGGGAGAGTAAAATCAGCAGAGCCATCTGCTGGCCCTATCTTGTCTGTTCTAATTGTACTAGCCATTATTTGAACTCCATCACAAAACATACTCCATCCGCGCCATCGCCAGCAGCCACATCTCTTGCCCCACCACCGCCAGAACCAAACGCCCCTACACCTACAGGACTTGTATATCCGCCATTGTAACCTTCGGAAGTACCGCCTCCCCAGAAACTAGACCCGCCATTGCCAAACCCAGCATAAGACCCCATGCCTCCTTTGATGTCTAAATCTCCACTAGCCCCTACACCACCAACGCCGGGCACTTGCTGAGTCGTACCGATTGCACCCCCACCAGCCGTGCAATGAACGGTAGCAGGAGCAACACCGAAAGCAGACGCTCCACCCGCATTACCGAAAGATGGAGATGCACCTACACCAGTATCTAGTCCACCAGATCCAATAGTTACATCCACAGAAGAAATTGCACTCACATCAAGGAATTTTATTGCTGTACCACCAGCACCACCCCCTTGACCATCAGAACCAGATATATACGTTCCAGCCGCACCACCGCCAGTAATAAAAACTAATATCTTAGTTATATCAGCAGGTTTAGTCCACGTTCCACTCGCTGTGAATTTCTGAACCGAAGTGAATCCAGAAACAAACCCAGTAGCTGTTCCAGAGTTTGTTATTGTGACACCAGAAGGCACAAGCAACTTATCACCACTGACTCCTAGTGTGGTTGTTCCGGTAGCTACTCTTGGAGCTACTACATCAACTTTTACTGTAGATACCATAGTTTATATCCCGAATGCTTCTTTAACTTCTTCAGTTGTGAGTCCAAGAACCTCAAGTTTTGATTTAGCAGAAGCCAACCTTTCTTGCTTTGCTACTTGCTCTGCGTCATATGCGTCTTGCTGTCGAGTTAATTCTGATTCTAACCATTCTTGTGTTGGCTTCTCGTCATCGCTGTGAATAACTAAATTGTCATAAACCTTGTTCTTAGAGTCTGACCAGCCAAACCATTGACCAGAATGTAAATGTACCAATACGTCTTCAATGTGTTCTGGTTTCATATCAGGTATCCGCTAATTTTATAAAAGTCATACAAGTTTCGTTGTGATCCGTGTCTCCCATCCAAGTAGTTGTACCAGAAGCTACGGCAACATCAAATCTAACTTTATGAGTTGATGTGCTGGTGACATCCATGATGTAAACAACAGAACTACTAGAGTAAGTTGCTGGACTAGAAACATTAAATGCCATAGCCCATGCCGCCTCAACATAAGTTGAATCATTCGTTGTAGTCATAATAATTGACTTATTATAAGCAACCCGTGCTGCGGCTGAACTTACAGTATCAAACTTAATCATCCAGTATCCAGTGCTGGGGAACGTAAAAATACCGCTTGATTGCGTCATTGAAGACCCAAGAACACCAAAACCGACAGGACCATCAACCTCTTCAAGATTGGTTGCAATAGGAGTTACCCCTCCAGTAAAATCTGTAGTCAATCTCCACTGACTTGCAGTTGTTATAGAAGGAAAGCTAGTTTTGGTAGCCCCAGTTAAGTCGATAATTCCATTAACATCCAGCGTTGCACTTGCTGGTATGGTGAAAGTATCACCTGAATCCCCTAATGTTATTGCAGTCCCTGTTGCTGGAACAATCTTTCCAACTTCTAGTGTGCTCATACGATGCTCCAGTTACCATCGACAGTAACTATGTAAGTGTCTGCAATGGTAATTGGTCCTGCGCTCATTGCATTCTGTGCAGCCGTTACTGTTATGTTTTCAGATATTGTGTTTCCGTTATACCTCATGATTGCGTCTGTGCCTAAAGTTTCATCAGGCTGAATTGTATCAGCCCTTAGCCCTAAGAAGACCAGCTCCATACTGTTTGTCCCTGATGGGTCGTCTGCAGCAGGAGCAGCAGTCATCGTAAGGGTCGTGCCATTTACACTGTAAGCGTTGGTCATCTGCTTTACTCCAGCCAGCGTCACCAGAACCGATGCACTGTTTGATGGAGCGTATGTCATTGTGAAGTCTGTCCTCGATCCATTAGGCCCAGTAGCAGTTCCTGCAAATATCTGATTCGGGTATTCTCCGAATGTTGGTTCAAATCCTAAATAAGGCATTATTTATACTCCCAAACTAATACAATTCCCGGCCCACCGTCGTAACCTGTTTGTTGATATTGGCCGGGGCCACCCTCTCCATAAATTGTTCCATTCGCCCGATAAGTTCCACCACCCCAAAAAGAGGGTTTCCCGTTATCTTGTGGAGAATTTGTCCCTTGCGATCCGGGAATATTTATATCACCGCCCGTTGCCGTCACTTGTGCGCCCGGAGTATTAGTAGCATTTCCTTGCGTACCACCATTCGCAGTGATGGTATTGGTCCCATCTGACCAAATAGAATTACCCCCTGCTGTTGGTGTGCTTTGCCCATCTCCAGCCGCGCCCACTGTTATCGTCGATGTTGAGATGCTGGATACATCTAAAAATTTAATTGCCGTTGCTCCTGCACCACCAGAGGTATCGTCTGCCGAGGCACTCGTTTTACTCCCACCACCACCACCAGTAACATACATAATTACTTTAGTAATTCCTGTTGGTTTAGTCCACGTTCCACTAGAGGTAAAAAATTGAGCAGAGTTAAGTCCTGCCGCAGCACTAGCCCACGCATTGTCTCCACGAAGGAATGTCGTTGCTGATGCGGTCCCAGTCGCTCCTAAATTAGCGATACCAACGGCATCATCTTGAATAACTCCAGAACCTACTTTAGTTAATGCCATTATTTATACTCCCAAACGATAACTATTCCGGCTGTTCCTGCAGCGCCGCTATAGCCAGTTGTTCCACGACTACCTTCCCCGCCACCACCATAACCGGGTGTTGCGGTTGGTGGATTTGCACTGCCTGTAATAGAATAGTGCATGGAAGAAAATTGTGAACCGCCTCCAGTGTTATTTTCGTTTGTCTGACCACCGCCTGAACCGCCCGTGATATTAAAGTCACCACCCGTTCCAGTACCGCCAGCGCCCCCACCAGCATTGTTTGTTTGGCCAAGAGCTCCTCCATTACCAATTACATCTGCCCAACCTCCTGATCCTGCATTTTCCTCAAACTTTGACAATCCACCAGCAACTCCATTTGCAGTAGAGGCACCTCCAGTACCAGCGCCTCCTATGGTGACAGTTGCTGTCGTGGTATTAGATACATCCAAGAATTTTTTAGCATAGCCACCACCGCCTCCTCCGTCTCCTTTGGATGTGGAGCCGCCTCCACCACCACCTCCAGCACCTTGAACCTCAACTATTACCTTGGTAATGTCAGTAGGTCTAGTCCATGTAGACGCTGCAGTAAACACTTGTACAGAGGTAAACCCCGTAGAAGGGACTGCCCCCGTTGCTATGTTTGATGCTTCAATTTTAGTCGTTGCCAAAATAACTTCCTCTATATTTGTCTGAGATGTATGCTTTTGCTTCTATCAAGCAATTAGGCAGCATATCGTCTGGTGCTATTGTCATCCATATAACTAAGAACGGGATTAGAAACCAATGGGCTATCCTTGCTATCCCTACTATAAAGCTCACTTAGGATACTTAGCTTTAACTGCCTGACGCGCACCTTCTAGTTGCGTCACTGCAGCCATTCTTTCTTCAACCACACCTTCCCAAAGAGCGACTACCAGTTCATCTATTGATGGGTATTCTTCTTTGCGCTGTCGTTTATATTGGGCAGCGTCGTATGCAGTTTGGATTTCTGCGTCGGTTGGTTGTGGTTCAGAAGAACGCCACTCTTCTATCCAAGAACCAGTAGTATTCTCCATAAAAAGGAAATCATCATTTGGCACAAAACCTAACTCAATCAGACCAATCCACTTTTCATTCTTATAATCGATCATCAGTTTATCTCCCACACAATAACCAACCCACCCCCGCCAGTGGACATGCCATAACCACCATGCCCATAATTAGTAGCAGAAGCATTCGTGGCAGCACCAGTAACTGTATTTTTTTGACCCGAAAATCGTGAGGCACCACCACTTTGACCATTTCCTACACCTTCATTCCCGTTCATTCCCTCTATATTCAAATCTCCACCAGTTCCTGCGCCGCCCCAACCACCGTTCCCATAACCCGGATTCTCACCGTTTTCACCATCTGATCCAGCAGCGCCAGATACAGTATTAGTTCCATCTGCCCAAGATGATAAATTGCCATCAACTCCAGCGGCACCACCAGCGCCCACAGTGATGGTAGAGGTAGCAATATCATCTCCATCGGAAGAAACATCAATAAGTTTCATAGCATAACCGCCAGCGCCTCCACCACCTCCCGTCCAACCGCTTACAGTGCTTCCACCACCACCACCACTACCTTGAACCTCGACTATAACGCGGTTAATTGTCTTACCAATAGCGGATTCTCTCGTTGATTTAGTCCATGTGTAAGGAGATGATGTTGAGTCGTAAACTTGCACACCCGCAACTCCACCACCGCTAGCGGCTGCTTGGAAAGTCGGTGCAGCACCAGCGCCATTAGAAGTCAACACTTCAGTTGCTGCTCCCGTGAGAACGTAAGCTGGATCACCGCTAGCATCGTAGGTAATCAGGTTGCCATCTGTACCACCAGCCATCTTAGCTAGGGTTACATTATCATCAAGAATCTTAGCGGTAGTTACAGAATCATCAGCAAGTTTATCTGTAGTCACAGAATCATCTGCTGGGGTGATTATACCCCCAACACTCTGTATACCTACAACCTCTAGAGTGTCTGTAGTAACCAAAGGACCACCCAGAGTCAAGTTAGCACCTGAGTAACTGAAAGTATCACCCTGCTGGACTACACCGTTAATCGTAACGCGTAGACTCTGCTCACTAACTGGAACCCAACCTATATTTACTGTGGTTAGTGTTGATCCGGTTAATGAATAATGCTTGATGTCAGCATCGTTTAAATCAACCGTGCCTAAATATGACATTACGCTAAGATCTCCAATACAGAAGCAAACACTGTTAATTTACCAGCAGCATCCGAAGATGTCGCATGTAACCTGTCATCCTCCAAAAGATTTAATTTCACACCATCCAAGACTAGAGTAGAACCCGCAGGTACTGGAACGTTTTTAGCGATATCAAAATATGTTGTAGCCGTATTATCATAAACCTCTAACGTAATATTCGCGGTATCGGTAGCATGTGTATTGGCCACAGTGCAAGAGTGAATTACAGCGGTATCTCCAGGGTCACTGGGACAAGTATAAACGGTTTGTCTTGTGTTGTTAGTTAACGCAAAAGCGCCAAATGTGAAGTTATTTGTTGCCATATTACCCTCCTAGAGCTATGGCCATGGCTACGGCCGTTCCAGCTGGATCACCACCCGAAGCGGCGGCTATAGTT